AATAGGTAAATAATGCTAGTTAAATCAGTAAGCAAAAGAATCGTTAATCATAAGCCAAAACCTGAAGTTGAAGCCATGATTAAAACTATGAGAAAAGAAGATGAAAAAATTGTCAAAGGTCACTTTGAATTTGTTGAAGCCGAAGGTGGTTTTTTTGATTTTACATATAGAATTTATCCGGGCGACCCAATCCAACATTACACTTTAGTTCACGGTGAAACATGCGAGCTACCAATGGGTGTTGTTAAACATTTGAATGGTTGCAAGAAAAAAATTAGACGTTATAGTAATGTTGAACAAGCCCCGACTGGTGCTACAAAAGTGCCAAAAACATTTGATACAATATCAAGAGTTAGATTTGTACCCGTAGACTTTTTATAGGAAATAAATTATGTCAGTTGGAAATTTACAAGATATCATTGAGAAGATACAAGAAGTTGGAGCTGCTGGTAACACTAACCAAGTTACCACGCAAAAGATAATAAAATATATTAATAGCTTTTATCTTTATGATCTTCCAAATGAATTTCGCAATTTAAGGCTTGAAGATGTTTACACATTTAACACAATACAAAATGTCGACACGTATCCTTTTGATTACGATCATTGGGAAACAGTCCAGGCACCTGCCTATTGCGGTAAATCACCACTGATATTATTTCAAAATAAAGCAAGTTTTTACAATTATAATTGGTCAGGTCAACAGTTGCAAAACTTTGCAATAGGTGATGGAACAACAGGACCATACACATTAACAACACAAAAATACCCTATAACTGCAAGTGTTAACAATAACCCAATAGCAGATACCGCTGTTTCAAATACACAAGTATTTCCGGGTGGTTATCCCCCAACATTTAGGGAACCTAACATATCTAGAATACAAAATATTTTGATATCTGCAAATACTGCTACAGGGTCGTTGGCTGTTACAGATGACGGGGCAGGTAATTTGATAGGTGATTGTGCGCCCGGTGGCACAATAGATTATCAAACGGGTAATGTTGCAGGTTTATTTTTTACACAAGTAGTGCCATCAGGAAACAATGTCACAATACAATACTTGCAATCAGTTCAAGGTAAGCCCTATTTAATATTATTTTTTCAGGATCAATTTGTAATACGACCAGTGCCAGACCAAGCCTACACTATAGAACTGACAGCCTACAGAAGACCCTCACAAGCACTTTTAGGCACTACAAGCCTACAAACACCTAATTTGTCTGGTAGACCAGAGCAATATGACTGGTGGGAGTTAATAGTCTACGGTGTAGCTAAAAAGCTATATCAAGACAGGCTTGATGATGCAGGTGTACAACAAATGCAAAAATACTATGATGAAAAATTAAGTGCATGTAACACGAGAAGTTATGCGCAACTTGGTAAAAGGCAAAGTAACACGATGTTTCGTGATGAAACTAGAAATCAAATTGGACAAAGCAACAGTCAAGGATATTGGTAATAAAATGAAAAAAGACGTTACAAAAAAACAATGTGGTAAGCAAAAAACTTTTCAAGATGAAGGTCACTACCAAGGTAATAAAAAAGTGCCTTTACCTCAAACTAAAGAGTATGGCACAGGATTACCATATAAAAAACCTAGCGCACCTATGGCTAAAAAGAAAGCTGTTGGTAAAGGTAAGTAAAATAAGTCATGAAAAAAGTAGGAACTAGACTACACGAAGACACTGACTGCTGTTTTACGTACCCAATGGTAAAATATGATTGTGATGGTTGGGCTGATGCTTCTTTGTATAGTCCAATAGATTATGATTTGCTTTACCTTAAAATCGAAGGGTTGAAAGGCACGATTCGTGGATGGTGTAATCAACACCGGTGGGACGGAATGAAATGGCGTGATGGCTATAAAGTTTTATATTGGAAAAGATCAACTCTTGATGAAGAAAGATAATTAAAAATTTAATTGTTTAAAAAAAACTTAATCAAGATTATCAGACGTTGTTTTGATTAATCTTATTAAAGAATAATTTAAATAAACCCTTTTGCTGTTTTTTATTTTAATTGTTTCCAAAATGTTTTTTGCGTATTCAAAACTTACCTTTAATTTTCTTTGCAAAAAAGCAGGCGATAGCGCCCTATATTCTTTAAATAATATTTTAACTTCTTTTTCCATATTTATTGTTATAATTTTGGTTTTAACTTATACATGATAGCATAATCAATATAGGAAAACAACATGAAAAAATCAGAAAAAAAAATGCTTGTGAAACACATTAACAAAGATGACAAAGAGTTTAAGGGTCAGATTAAAGATGATGTAAAGCTTAAGAAAAAGATCATGTCTAAAAAAACATCTAAATGCTAAAAAATGTTATGGATTAATTATTAGGCATAGTTTAGAATACTCCTAAAAAAGAGTTGTTATGTCAGTAAAATTAAATTGTGTGACATGTGAAAAAGAGTTTTTTGTTGATCCATACAGGGTTAAAGCTAATGCCAAATATTGCTCTAAAGAGTGTTTCCAAGTTAAATGGGAAAGCAGGTATATATTTAATTGTAAGAATTGTGGAAAAGAACATTCGTCTTTTGGTTCTAGTGAAAGACGTAAAAAATATTGTTCAAAACAATGTATGGAAGAGTTTAGAAGTCCTACTTTAGAAAAGCTTGTAAAGAACAATTATGAAGTGAAAGAAAATGGTTGTTGGGAATGGACTAATTCAATATCTACAAACGGATATGGTAAAGTTTTCTTCAAGGGAAAAACTATAAGTTCTCATAGGGCTTCATATACAGTTTTTAAAGGTGAAATACCTAAAGGAAAGCATGTTTGTCATTCTTGTGATAATAGGAAGTGTGTTAATCCAGATCATTTATGGATTGGAACACAAAGGGAAAATATGCAGGATATGATAGCCAAGGGAAGAAAAGCTTGCCAAAAAGGAAGAAAAATAAATCCTGAACATTTAGCTAAATTGCAACATGGAAGATTGAATAATTGGAAAAGCCGAGAAGGCTCTAAACACCATATGGCCAAATTAACGGAAAAAAAAGTTAAAGAAATTAAAATAATGTTATCAAATGGATATACAAATAAAGAAATTGCGGAAATTTACAATGTTGACCAATCGAATATTTCCCACATAAAAAGTGGTAAAAGATGGTCACATGTAAATATTTAACGCTAAGGAGGTTATCATCACTTTTACAAATGACATACCAATCACAGGCAATACGTTAGGAAGCACAAGAGACCGTATTCGTGGTAACTTTCAAGAAATTGCAGCAGTAGTTGACGTTAACCATGTTTCTTTTAATACATTGGGAAAAGGTAAACACAAATTTTTGCAAATGCCAAATCAAGTTTCTGCGCCTGTAACATTAGCAAATGAATCAGGATTTTATGCAAAACAAAGTTTAAGCCCTGCAGAATCTAATTTATATTTTCGTGGTGAAAACAATGGCACTGAATATCAATTAACTAAATCTGATCAAATAAACAACGCAACTTTTGCAACATCTACAGGTTGGACTTTTCTTCCAGGCGGTCTTAGATTGCAATACGGAACAGCAACTACAACAGGAAACACGACAGTGGTTGTTTTTCCAGTGGCTTTGACGGTTGCTTTATATTCATTAACTGCAACTATTGTACAAAGCAGCACCGAAAATATTTCATCGGGTGTTGACGCAAGAACATTGATAGGTTTTGAATTTAAAAAAAGCGGTGGTGGAAATAGACCATTTTCTTGGATGGTAATTGGCATATGATGCAAACAATTGATATATCAGGTTTTAATTCTGGAGCGCAAAAGAAAAACAAGAAGCCTTTTCTATTAGTTGATGATGCTTTTCAGCAATTACAAAACGCTTATGTTTGGCGTGAAGAAGTTAAAAAACGTGAAGGAATGCAATTTATCGGTAGATTTAGACGAACGGGAATTAGTGTTGCGGGCTTAAGTTTAACATTAAATGCAGGTCAAAGCGTTAATTTAATATCTGCTTTATCTTTAGAAGCAACTGCAAATATTCAACCTGGTAGCATCAATATAATAGGCGCAACAGATGGCACAACTTACACTGACCCATCAGCAAATGGTCTTCTTGTAGCAACAGGGGGAACAGGGGTAGGAGGGTTTATTAATTATGTTACAGGTGTTTTGACAATAAGATCAGGTGGCGGTCAAAATATTACTGGAACTTTTGCTTATTATCCAACGTTACCTGCTATGGGTATATGGGTTAGAGAAATTGCAGGTATTAACGACGAAGAAACTGTCTGGTTTGATACTAAATATGCCTACAAAGTTGTAGGTGGAGATTTTCAAGAATTTATAACAGGTGCTACATGGGATAGCACAGATTCAGACTTTTTTTGGGCTACAAATTATCAAGGTTCTGATTCTTCAAGAAGATTATTTTTTGAGACTAATTTTAAAAATAGCGCAGGCTCTCCAATGCGTTATACTGATGGTACTACATGGACAACTTTTGCTCCTTTGGTTTCCGCTTCTGATACATTATGGACAGCCAGAATACTCATACCTTATTACGGTAGATTACTTGCTTTAAATACTTATGAGGGTCCCACAGCAAATCAAGCCAATGCAAGAAACTTTTTTGCTAGATGCCGTTTTTCACAAATAGGTGACCCTACTCAAACGACAGCCGGACAAGAAGCGTGGAGATCAGATATTTTTGGTAAAGGTGGCTTTATTGATGCGCCTACTAATGAAGAAATTGTAAGCGCAACATTTTTTAAAAATACATTGATAGTACAGTTTGAGCGTTCTACGTGGAGACTTCAATATGTAGGAGAATATGGAATACCATTTATATGGGAACGTATCTCATCAGACTTTGGTTCCGAATCTACATTTTCACCAGTTCTTTTTGATAACGGGGTGTTAGCTGTTGCAGATAAAGCTATAGTTGTAAGCTCTGGCGGTGATGTAAAACGTATTGATTTAGATATTCCAGATATTGTCTATGACTTTTTAAATGATAGTGAAGGTGTAAAAAGAGTTCAAGGCATAAAAGACTTTAAAAAAGAGCTAGTCTATTGGTGTTACCCTGACATTACAACATTATCTGACGGTCAATATTTCCCAAATCAAACAGTGTTGTACAATTACCGAAACAACACCTATGCTTTTTTTAGAAACAATGTCACGTGTTACGGAAACTTTCAATATCAAGCAAATATTACATGGGATAGAGACGACGTATTTTGGGATAGTGACCAAGTTACTTGGGATAGCTCAAATCAATCTAAAATGCCTTTAATAGTGTCTGGTAATCAACAAGGTTTTGCTCATTTTTACGGTTATCCCGATGTTGAATCGTTAGCAGATAGCACTATAAATGCAATGGATCAAGAAAGTTTATGTGTTACAAATGTAACTGTTGGAACAGATGTTGTTTTAACTATAAAAAACCACAATTTGCAAAGTGATGAAATCATTTATTTGACTGGCTTAAATTACATTGAAACAACACCACCACAAACAGTTGGATCTACGACATTAAATGATACTATTTACATGGTGCAATATGTAGATGTTGATAACGTTAGATTATTTGCTTGGAGTGATATTCAAAACCAATTTTATTCTAACTTTACAGTAACAAATGTAGGTACGTACGTTGGCGGTGGTGTTGTAGCGTTATTTCCTCGTGTTTTTGTAGAAACAAAAGATTTTAGCCCTGCTAAACAAATTGGACAAAATATCTTGTCTAATCAAATAGACTTTCTCTTTGACGCTACAGTGCCAGCGCCTATGAATATACAACTTAAAATGAATACAACGTTAACAGCGCAAGCCAATTTAGTTGTAGGCAATCAAAACATAGAGCAATCAAACAGTAAAACAGGTTGCATACAAAATGTGACGTTATCAAACCCTTGTGTAATTAGCAGTTTAAACCACGGATTGCTAAATAATGATGAAATAAGCCCTCAACAAGTGGGCGGTACAATAGAGCTAAACGGAAATAACTATGTTGTGACATTTATTGATGTAAATAATTTTAGCATAAACGTAGATGCAACAGCCTTTACGCCATTTACACAAGGCGGTTATTGGGCGCAAAGTAAACAGCAATATTTCACATTAAGCGCACAATATGCTTGGCATAGGTTCTTTGCTAATGCTTATGGTCAATATATGTCAGTAATTATAACAAATAACGATCAACAAATGGCGCAACTTAGCACACATCAACAAAACTTTGTTTTAAACGCTATGAAGATCTATTTTAGAGCTGCAGGCACTAATATTTTTGGTAAATAAATTAGCCTGATGTGCCATGTGTACAAACAGATTGGGGTGCGTCTAAAAAGCGCTACCCTCTTTTAATAAAAGGGAATAAATGAGTTTTTCAAGCAACATACCAGGGTTACAAAATCAACTAGACATTAGCATTGATTTACCGTTAGATCCTGTAGAAATGAGAGACATGTTAAATGATGTTTATCAGCAAATTGCCTCTACTGTAAACACAAAAGAAGGTGCTTTATTTGTACCTATTGAAAAAATTACAAGTGGTCAATATTTTTTAGCAGGTAACCCACAAAAAAATAGAGCAGTCTACAGAATGGTAGTAGATTTTGGGGCGTTACCTAATACAGCAACAAAAAGCGTAGCTCATAATATAGTGGGTTGGGATGGTAATTTTAGATTAGTAAGAGCCTATGGTGCTGCAACAGATCCTATAGGATTATCAGCAATTCCAATTCCAAATGACAATATATTTTTAGAAATTAATGCAACAAATGTTATAGTGACGACAACAGCAAATTATAGTGCCTACACAGAAAGTACTATAGTGGTAGAATTTACAAAAACGGTGGTATAATATGGCGTGGGTTCCTTTTGCAGCGATGGCAGCAGGTAAATTGATGGATACAATGGGCGGTGGCGATCAAATGCAAAAAGTCCCAACTATGACGGGCGGTCAACAAAGGCTACTCAAGCAAATGATGCAAATGCTAGGACCGCAAGGTGGACTTGGTCAAGGGATGCAGGGCGGTGTTGATTATCAAAAACAACTAATGGATCCATCCTCTCAAGCTGTAAACCAATTTGCACAGCCCTATATGAATGAATTTAACCAGCAAACAGTGCCGGGACTTGCAGAAAGATTTGCAGGTATGGGGGCGATGGGTGGTGGTTTATCTTCCAGTGGTTTTGGTCAGGCGTTAGGTGCTGCCGGTGGAAATTTACAAGCGCAATTAGCTCAACTTAAAGCAGGTCTTGGACAACAGGCAGCACAAAGTTTGATGGGTCAATACGGTAGCATGGCAGGTATGGGACTTTCAGCGCAGCCATTCGCATATCAACAGCAAGCTCCTGGCATGGCAGGTGGTATGTTGCAAGGATGGGCGCAAGGTGGTTTTGGTGGATTGGGTCAAGGTAGAGGAATGAGTCAAAACGGTGGTTTTGGTTCACCAGGACAAATGGGTGTGTTAAAAGCAGCACAAGGTTTACAAACTTAAGGAATATAGTGAAAATAACTACCTTAGAATTTTCAGAAAAATATAAAGAAAAAAAAAAAAATAGAATCTTAAGTTCTATAAAAATTAATGAAAATTTATGTTGGGTATGGCAGAAATGTAAAAATTCTATAAAACAGCCTCATGGTAGAATAGCTGTAATGAATCATGGTAAAAGAATTCATGCGTTAGCACATAGAGTTTCCTTTTATTTATGGAAAGGTGATATTCCTTCTAATATGTATGTGATGCATAAATGCAATAACCCATCTTGTTGTAATCCTGATCATATAGAAATAGGAACACAAAAAACAAATATGGCTTATATGTATGAAACAGGAAGAGGATATAAAAACCCTGTTAAAGGTGAAAAACATCCACATGCAAAATTAAATTTAGAAAAAGTTATCAAAATGAGATTTTTACATTCAAAAGGTGTAAATTGTGGAATATTAGGAAGGCAATTTGGTGTTTCTACTGGTTCCGCTAGAGATGTTGTAAAATTAAAAAGTTGGAGACATGTATAATGCCAGTGCAAATAATTTCCCCTAGTCCAAGGGCTATGCAGCAAGGACAAATTGGTCAAGCATTGGGAATAGGAATAAATAAAAACTTTCCTGATCCTCAGCAGATGGTTCAAAGACGTCAACTTCAACAGGCGTTAGCTGAAGCTAAACAATCTGTTAGACAACCGGGAGCTACGCCACTTGATAAAATGTTTTCATTTATGGAAGCAGGCGCAGGAATTCCAGGAAGCGAAAGATATATGGGTGCATTATTGCCTTTAGTTCAACAATTGACACAAGCAGAAGCTGCACAAAACGCACCATTAGGAATGCCAGGACAAGAAGGATCAACAGGACAATCGATAACATCCCTTAATCAACCTGAACTTGTTGAAAATCAATTAAATAATTTTTTAAACCCATCACAACAAAATGGTTTTTATCCTTCAAATGTCGGTGATCAGCAAACAACTGGAAATTTACCTCAAGCTGCAACTACTGGGGTAAAACAACCGGTTGCATCTAATCAACAGCTTTTAAAATGGTCTAAAGATTATGCAGCACAAAAAACAGCTGCCGGAATACCTACTAAACCAGCAGAAGCATATGAAGAACTTAAAGCAATCAATGCTGATAATCAAGAAGCTAATAAATTAGTAGAACAAGAACGAAAAGAACGCGTTGCATCTCAAAGGGAATATGGTCAAATAGCCGAAAATAAATTATCAAATATTATGCCAGATGCAGGGGATGAAGAAAAAGCATATATAAAAAAACAAGTAGAACAATTGGCTGGTGAAAACGCAAGTGAAGCTGATATTGAAAGATTAGCATCTGCAGAAGCAAGAAAATATAAAAATATGATATCTAAGGTAAGTCAAGATATACCTGCTTCAAGAATTTATAATAGACCTTTCCAAAACCTAATGGGGACATCAAAATCTGCAGAATCTGCAAGAAATGATTTAAAGTTAAAGGTAAAACCATTATTAGACGCAGGATTATATGATAAAGCACGTAAGGTGCTTGGAGAAAGAGGTTATTATCCAGAAGAAAGAGAAATGATTATTACAAATTTAGGTGAGGGATCGTTAAAAGCATTAAGTGATTTTCCTGATTACAAAAAACTTGCAGCACCTAGAAAGATTGGAGCTTATGGATTAGAACTTGAACAACCTGTTACAATTAAACAAAAAGAAGCTGTTAAACAAAATTTAAATTTAGCTTTAAAAAATGATCCAAGTGCTAATCTTATTTTATTAAGAAAAGCTTATGAAGATAAGGGTGTCGATTGGCGCCTATTTAAAGATTCTTTAAATCAAGCAATCGAAGATGGAATTTTTAAACCTAACGATGATCAATTCAATCAGTTAAATAATTTAGATCAACCACCATTAAATGGGCTTGAAAAAATACTTCACGGTATAGGGATTATAGGACGATGAGCGCACAAATTGCATCAATGATAGCTAAAGCAATTAGCAGTGGTTACACAGCAAAAACAATTTTAGGTTTTATAAGTCAGCAATTTCCTCAATATGCAAGTAAAATTTCTAATGCAGCAGCTATGGGTTATGCAGCAGATAAAATTTTAAAACATTTAGTTAATGGAAAAAATAAAAACCCAGATGGTGATGAATATTTAACAGATAGCGAAAAAACAGATAAAGCCGATGCATTAAGAACAAAAAAAGCAGCTATTGGATTAGGAATAGCTGGACTTGGAGTATTAGGAGCCAGTGCAGGACTTGCAGCAAATGTAGGAAGAAATGCAGCAGTTCAAGCATCACAAATATTACCGGCTCTACAGCAACAAGGGCAATTGCCTGCACCTAACCAACCATTGCAATTGGGACAAATTGCGCCACAGCCTACAAACCCACCAGTGCCACCCCCTACACCATCACCTATACAACCTACTCCAATACCTACACAAGACGCTAATATTATACCACAAGGTGTATCGCCTCAAACTCCCGGTCAACAAATTGGACAAGGTATACAAGCACCTATTACACAAGCATTACAACCTGCAAATCCAAATCAAATAGCTGAAGCATCACAAGCAATGCCAGATGAGATGCAGCAACAGCCAGAAACTATGATGCCACAGAAACCGGCGCAACAAATACCTATCTTTGAACAATTATTAGGTGGCGTTGATCCTGCAACATTAGATCCTGCTAAACAAGAGCAACTAAAATTTCTTAGCGTCATAAGCGATCAGTTACAATCTAAGGGTAAAGGAATTAATGACCCTGAATTTATTAGATTAGGCAAGAAAATTAAAGATGTGGTAGGTGGTAAGCCAGGAATGATGGTCGAGGAAAACGCTAGATTTCAAGCAGGACAAGCACAAAAAGAAGCCAATGTAAAACCGCTTGACATCCAGCAAACACAACAAACATATAATCCTATTGAACCTGCAAAAATTACAAAACCTGAAAGCATAAAAAAAGGCGAATCTGTAATTACTGAAGATGGCAACATTGCAGATGTAAAAGGCACATCGGGTAATAATTTTCTAATTGAAGAAAATGGAAAAATACGCCAAGTGCCTATGGATTCTCTTAGAGCGCAACCGGAAGCTATTAAAAAAGCTAAAATTGTTTTTGACCCTAGTAAAGTACCAGAATCCGAAAGATCAGCAGCCCTTGCAATTTCATTGCCTATGCCCGATAAATCAGCTATTATAAACATGTTTCACGACGGCAGCTATTACGTTTACAGAAGAAAAGACGGTAAACCTATTGATGAATCAATTATTAAACGTATAGTTGAAGGTCAAGACATACCTATGTCAACAGGTGAAACCTACATGGGTGCTTGGAATAATGAAAATGGCGATTCTAGAGGTTCTGCTGCACATAAAGAACTGACAGCAATGGCACAAGATGCAACAAAGCCAGACGATTCAACAAAACCACTTATCTTTGAAAGAATCACAAATGGTTTTACACATGGATATTTAAAAGAATTTCAACGCTTACTCAAAGAAACAAATAAGGTGTTCAGTGCCAAGCCAAAAAAACAAAAAAAGTAAACCTACAAAAGAAGAATTATTTGCAGCTTTAATGCTTCAAAAAGTGATTAAGAAGCTTAAAGCTACTTCCAATAAATAATTTTTACATATCCATCTTTATCATTATCAAGTGGAACAACATCAATTATATTCCATTTTCTTTCTTTCATTTCATTTAAAATTTTTTGTGTATTAAATTTCGATGTTACAAAAAATTCATTTGCCATACATGCAATTGGATTTATTATAGCAACAAAAAGTACCATTGATAATATTAATTTTTTCATTTTTATTTATTCCTTTTTTAAACACTTGCAACTTGGATCATGTAATAATTTATCACCTGCTGCACTATAATAATTTCTCATATAGATATATGTATGATCTTTAAATTCTACTTTTTGTATATATCTACCTGAAGCTATTTCTTTATATTCAATCTTGTTAGATTCCTTTTCTTCACTTGTGCAAGCTACAAAAAAAATCATTATTCCAAATAACAACATACAGAATAAGAAATCGTTCATATTTTCCCCTAAGTTCCTGATTATCATACAACATACGTTAATTTAATGCAAGACCTAATCTTTCTTTTAATTATATCTTCTTCTAGTGTAAAGTAAAATTAAAAATATAAATGAGGTTTTTAGATGGTTAAGTCAGCATTATTACAAGCTACGGGAAAAAACTCCCCTATTGTTACAGTCCTACCACCCCCTGTTGTTGCTAATCGTGCGCCAAGGTCATCTGACATCATGCCGGCAGGTCAATTGTTTATTGATAGCTCAACAGTTCCTGACACGGTGTATACATCTCTTGGAAACGGTACTTTTGCAGCAGGTGGAACAGGTTTGTCAATTACAGGAACTGCAAATCAAATTACTGCAAATACTGTGGGGACAGCAGCAACACTAACATTACCGGCAACACTTGTAGCACCAGGCTCAATTGCAGCTACTACGTCTATCACTGCAACGCTTGGCAACATTACTGCAACTAATGGAAACGTTGTTAGAAACACTGCTGGTAACAAAGATGTTTACACTAGCGTGGCTACTACTACAACAGCCGGTGCTAATTCAGCCGGTACTGTTACTTTAGTAGGTGGAACAGCAACAGTAGCAACCACAGCAGTAACAGCCAACTCAATAATCAGACTATATCGTCAGGGTATTGGGTCTACCGGTGCTGCTGCCTTAGGTATCTTAACAAGAGGCACAATATCTGCTGGTGTATCTTTTATTATTAATGCTGTGCAACCGGCAGATGCTACAGCTTTACAAGCCAGTGATGTTTCTTCAATCGGTTGGGAAATTGTTAATTAATAAAAAATTTAGGTAAAAAATGTCATATACAAATAGAATATGTTGGGAAAATTTAAGAAGCATTGATTCTGCTACTTTTACAGGTGCTAAACAAGCTTTGGGTACACCTCTTCTTTTTCCATCTTATATTTTAAAATTAGTTAATAATAGTACTTCTCTTGTTACAATATCTATTGATGGTGTTAATGACGTGGATGTAGCCCCTGCAAATTCTTTTTGGTTGTATGATGAGTCAAAAGTCGGAACATCTTCTCAAAACCCGGCAGTACCGAAAGGCACCCAAATTTATGTTACTGGGTCAGCAGGTTTAGGGCTTGTGTATCTAGTGTCGCAATTTATTAGACAGGGGTAATTATGAGTCAAGCAGGATCAGTAGGCGTAGGTGGTATTAGTCCACCAACAATACCCACAACATTTGAAGCTGATTTTGGTACAGCAATTCCAGCAGCCAATATTTTGAATGTGTTTGGTGGCACTGGAATCACAACGTATGCCGATCCAGACCTAAGCAACAATCTTTATATTCAAGTTCAAAACTCTTTTACAGATCAAGCAACAACCGTTGGAGCTGTTACCGAAGACATTAGAACAATAACTTTAACAGATGTTGGAACATATACTATTGAGGTTAGGTTAGCAGCATGGGAAGCAACAAATCCAGCAGGTGCAGGTTTCTCATTTAATGGAGTTGTCAGAACGGATGGCGTGACAGCAGTTCTGATCGGTGATGCAGATGGTTTTTCTCATTCAGACTCTTCTTTAAGCACGGCAAATGCTTTAATTTCTGTGTCAGGCAATACAGCTATTATCCAAGTGGTTGGGGTTTTAGGATTAACTATAAATTGGGGAGCATTTACAGTGTATGTTTTTAGAGGAGTTTAATGTTTACTTAAATCCTATTAAACAATAAATTGGTTTAAAATAGGAGTAAACATGTACACCCAAATATGCACAAAATGCAAAAAAGAAAAAACATTTGCAGAATTTCATCGTAAGAAAAAATCAAAAAATGGAATAAGGGAAATTTGTAAAGAATGTAGAAAAATTGAATATTTAAAACCTCAAGAACAAGTTGATGCATGGAATATTCGTCGAAAAGAAAGAATGCACATAATGGGAAAATCTAGTGCAGGAAGAATTGTAAGTATTGAAACTATAAATAAATTTAAAAAATCTCAACAGGAATATTACAAAAGAATAAACCTTGACAAATCTATATCAGCTTTTAATAGGATATATTCAAGATATTACAGGAAAGGCTGTAGAATTTCAAAAGATGAATTTAAGATTTTTATAAAAAATAATTGTTATTATTGTGGATTAGAACCTAAACAAACATCAAAAACATATGAAAATGGAATATTTATTTATAACGGTTTAGATAGGGTCGATAATTTAAAAGGTTATGATTTAAATAATGTTGTTACATGCTGTCAATCATGCAACAGGGCAAAATTGCAAATGACTATAAATGAATTTAAATACTGGATTCAAATGGTATATTTAAATTTACAAAAAAAAGGTATAATATGAGTGGTTCAGGTTTTACAAATGACGTTATGCACGCTGAAAATGTAGATTTTAGCGGTGGTTTTCCAGTTGCCCCACAAGTCACAGCAAATGGTCAATTGCTTATAGGTTCTACTGTTGCACCAAATATACGAGTAGGCACACTAGCTTCTGGAGATGGGTCTGTTACTATCACAAATGGCGCAGGCACGATTGATTTAAGCGTGGCAGGTGGTGGCGCAATTACAAGTGTTAGTGCTACTAATGCTTCTATAGACTTTATCCAAACAGGAACTGTTGAAAACATTAATTTTGGTAACACAAATTTAGTTTTGGGTTCTGATATAATAGGTTTAACAAGCGGTAACAATAACGTTGGTATGGGTTTAACAGCTTTAAACAACGTAACTTCTGGTGAACAAAACGTAGCTATTGGCACACAATCTTTACAACTTTTAACAACAGGTTCTGCAAATACTTCTATTGGACGAAACAGTCAAGCATCTTTGTCTAATGGTCTTTCAAACACTTCTACAGGTCAAAATTCATTATTTTCAAATTCTTCTGGTAGTAATAATACAGCTTATGGCGCAGGTGCTTTACAATCATATCAAGGAAGTAATAACACAGCGTTAGGATATTTAGCTTGCAGAGACACTACGGGCACTGGAAACCTTGGTCTTGGTTATATTTCACTTGTTAATTGTTCTACAGGCACTAATAACACAGGTATTGGAAATGGAACATTACAGCTTATTACAACAGGTTCAAGTAACATTGCAGTCGGTTTAAATGCTGGTTCTTCGCTTACATTAAATGATTCCAATGAAATTTTAATCGGAACAAATCAAAGTGCAGTAGCAGGAGAATCAAACACGATTCGTATCGGAGTAACACAAACAAGAGCCTTCATGGCAGGTATTGCAGGGGTTTCAGTATCTAATCAACAAACTGTTGTTATTGATAGTACCACGGGTCAACTAGGATCAATATCAGGATCTCCAATTGTTGTCATTCGTACTTCAAATATTGATTTAACAACAATGGGAGCAACACTGCTTTTTACTCCGACATCTGAATTTTTAATTACCGATATAAATTTCTACGGTGTATCTCTAACGGGTACGATAACAGGAGCTGGGGTTGATTTTGGATGGACTGGACCTACATATAGCGATTTTGACACAAATAAACCTATACTTTTGCAATTGACAGGAACATATGCAAATTTTACAGCAAACGCAGGTTTAGGAGTTAATCAACATTTAGTTATTCCAGCATCTACTGGTTTTTATATAAATGTAACAACAGCAGACCCAACAGCTATAACAAATACCCAAAGAATTGACATAATCGGTTATTTTTTATAATTAAACCTCTCTTGGCATCTAAAGAAGCAAAACCAGAATACTGCCTCGGAAAACACGACTAATATGGTTCCATAGTATAATAGGAAGCAGTTACAAGTGAATCCGAGGATTAGGCTAATAATTGCCATTGTTTTTAACTGTGACACTTCCGTCACTTGCATAACATGCAGTTGATATAAAGCAAATTGCCATTAGTGTTAAAATTAATTTATTTATTTTCTTCCTTTTTAAATAATTGTTTAATTTCTTTTAAGTTTTTTTCAAAACGATTTTTTAAAATATCATATGCTTCTGAAGCTGCACATTGACTACTGCAATAATCACCTTTATCTAACTCATCAATGGGAAATTTCTGATATTCATGATAATTTTTACATAATTCCATTAATTTATAATGAATATTCATTTTTTACCTCTTCATTGTGTTTATGTTATCTGTATATCTTTCTCGCATCCGCATTTCTACAGCGCAAGGAGTGAAAATATATCTTAAGATTCGTTTTATTATGTTCATTTAACCTCATAATGGGTAACTAAAGCAAAATTTATCCCAAATTCTATACCTACAGAACTACAAGTATTCCATCCATGACCAATTTTTTTTACAAATTCTAAAAATTTATCTTGTGAATATTTAACATCCATTGATTTACCAGAGGTAAAATAATAGGTTACTGTGATTTCGTTCATTTATCTTTCTCATTATTCCATTGTTCATAAGCTTCTTTTCCTTTATCCGTAGTAGTATAAAATGAATAATCCATATGAAAACCTATAGTATTCTCAGCCCACTTATCTAAAAAAATAAATCCGGCATCTAAAAGTTTTGGAGCAAATCTTTCGCTGAGTTCATAATCAGGATTATCAATCATTTTTCCAAGTTTTTTATAATAAAAATCAGATACAGGTTTCATCTATTTTCCCTTGTAATCAGTTTCATAAAATCCAGATCCTTTAAAATGTACTCCAACACCACCACCGAAACCTTTTTGCATTTTTATATTACACCAATAACATAATACTTCTGTTTCATCTGTGATACTATGAGAAACATCTTTTTTGTCTCTGCATTCTAGGCATTTGTATTCATATGTCGGCATCAAAACACCGGTTTTGTAGGTTTATAATTTTTGTTTTTTCTGGTTTCACGGTTACGTCTTAAATCAATGCAGTGTTGATTTATCCAATATAAATCCAGAGATGCCATACTGTTATCAGGAATATAGTGAGCATAGCATATTTCACAAAGTGAGTTGTCGTCATTCATGATTCATCTCTAGTCGTATATGTATATTCTTGATTTAATAACTTTAACATGGCTTCGGCAATTTTCATTCCGTCTTCTTTTCCCATTCCAGAATTGATCATAATTTTTGTCTCATATTCACAATCAACTATGACAGCGTCATAAAGTTTTCTTTCAAGGGTGGATAGATTTTCATCTATTACTATAGAAAAACTTCTGTCTCCAATTTCATCAATCAAATTATCTGGATCATATTCACATTCGGTTAACATTATTTTTCTTCCTGCATATATTTCAAGTTTAATTCTTCCATATTATATTCATGTCTCATTTTTTGAAGTTGATTCATTGAATCACAACATTTAAGAAAAACAAGAAATGATATAATTGTAATTGTGATTATCATGCCTCTATCAATCATTCTAAATCCTCATAGTCTTCTATTTCTTTAAATTGATCGCCTTCACCAATGCAAGACACATATATACCATTGATAAATTCACCATTCATTTGACTATCCCATATCCAAGATGGTTTATTATTTTCGTCCAATTCAACTAGAAGTGTCAATGTTTTATTAGTCATTTAACTTGATTCCTCTGTTGTCTATGTCTCAATAGCACCTGTTGCACTTTATCAACTTGCATTTGTTTTCGATTTTCTTCATAGCAACCAGATACTTTAGGCGGTTGTTTTTGTCTTGTTTTCGGCATATTGATGATTATATGTGAATTAGAATTTATTGGTGTTGTCATATTTGTTTTTCTCGAATATATTGAAGTAAATTATGTGAAAAATATACTCTATAATGTCTTTAAAAGCAAGGTAAAATATGCCGCTCAAAAAAGGTAAATCTGATAAGGTTGTATCAAAAAATATTTCTGAACTAAGACATTCTGGTTATCCTGAACGTCAAAGTATTGCCATTGCGATGAATGAAGCAGGACGATCAAAGAAAAAGGCTAAGAAAAAATAGTGGCTAAAAAGACAATAGAACAAGAAATAAACAACTTTCTGCAAGAGTGGGATTACCATCAAATATCAGAGTTTTTTCGCTACATACAGCCACTTTTAGAGCTATATGATATCACAGATGATAAAGACTGGGTTGCAGAACAAGTAGGTGAAGATGACGCTACAAACGTACGTCTTATTCGTACTGTTTATATTATGAGTCGTATGTGTGAAGAGTTTGCAGGTCGCTTTGTAACGATTAATCTTAAATTTAAAGATTTGTGGAAACGACTAGAGAAGCAAAATGTGATTGAAAGGTCATAAAAATTGTTATTCCAAAAAACTATAATAGCAACCCATTTTTCGAGTCGCTATTATAGTTTATCGTGTTAGTCTTTTGTTTCTGTAAATCGCCACATCTCAAAATTTTTTGCACGGTAAGGTTCTAAATCCACACCCTTAAGCTCTTTTACATTATTATATTGAATGTTACCTTTTCTAACACTTTTAGAAATTCTCACGCCATTACCCTGTGAAGACTGACCTTCACACATGGCAATTAGCTCATTACGTAACGCCTCTTCTTTAGCCACTAGCAACGCTAACTGCTTTTTTGTATCTTTCCACACCTCGGCATGCAACCGCCATTCTTTAGAGTCTCTGTGTACAAAATCACGGTCTGTTGCAGGTGGTGGAGTAAATTCCATCA